GAAGCCCTTGAGTCTGCGATCCCGATCTTTGAAGGCAAGAAAATTTACGCCGATCATCCGGCTGAAAGTGAAGCTGAGGAGAGACCCGAGCGGTCTGTTCGTGACATCCTCGGACACTTTGAAAACGTGCATGTCCAGGAGTCAAAATCTGGTCAGCACTGGCTTTGCGGTGACCTCGTTGTGATGGGCGGTCAGTCGTATCAATGGGCTCGTGAGCTCATGGAGCACGCCGTCGCTTTCGCAAAGAAGTTCCCAGACAAAGAGTTTGTCGGTCTTTCGATCAATGCATCTGGTGATTCAGAGCCATTGCCGATCGATCAAGTCATGAAAAAGGGAGTTCCGGAAGGGGCTCTTGCGAAAATTCAAGAAGCAAAGAAGCAAGGAATCGAAACTCTCACTTACGTTTCAAAGTTCAACGAGGCCGTGTCATGCGATCTTGTTACTGAGGCGGGAGCGGGCGGTAAAATTTTATCCCTCATAGAAGGAGCAAAGAAAATGCAGACAGAAGCAGAAAAAAAAGCCGAAGCTGACAAAAAAGAAGCTGATGCAAAAGCCGCGAAAGAAGCCGCTGACGCGAAAGCCAAAGAAGCTGACGGCGTTCAAGGTGACGACCAGAAAAAAGGCGGACACGCCGATGCCGCTCAAGATGTTGAGCTGATCAAAAAAATGATCGCAAAACATGGTGGCGGTGACGAAGAGGTTTCAGACGAAGAGTGCGCCATTAATAGTCCCCTGGTAAGAGTAAATGTGTTTTTCTTTTGAAACGAATGTGGAGATTTGCTTTTTGACCGCCAATATTTTCGAGCTCAGGGGCGACTTGCAGGTCATCATCTTTGAGACCCTTGTCTTTCATGACCTGTTGAGCTTGCTCGGGCGAATCACATCGGACGCCATCCATCCACCAGATCTTTTTTTGGATCACCTTGCCGAGCTTGCCGACTTGGTTCTCGAACACCTCAAAGTTGTGCTCCTGGCTTTTTCTGAGGAGAGATGGGTTTGCGCAAAATTCTTTGAATGATGGGATCCCGTAATAAGAGGGATTTTGGAGGAGATCGTTGACCGTGGTGTCTTGAGTAATTTTACTAGAATCCACGGCTGTCCCTCGCATCCTTGCGCTCATTCCCTGATATATCTTGCCTTGCTGAATCATCATTGCCGCCCATCGCGGGCGGTGTTGTCAATGGATTTGTCATGAGAGCTCTCGGCCCCTCATCAGAATCCATCGATTGCTTTTCACGCTTGAAGTCGAAGTCCATGATCCCCAATTCTTTCGCGGCAATTTCAGCCGCTCTTTCTTTCGAGATCCAGCCCTGACTCTCAGCCATTGCAAGATCTTTAAGCTTCATTGATCGGTCTTGGGAGACGAGCTCTGGGAACGTCACCTCAATCTCGGCATCAATGTTGAATTTCTTAAATAGTCTAGTCGCCATGTTCATGATGATTTGCTCAATCAAATTACGGCGCATCTCAAACTTTTTGACCACGGGTTCGGTCGCGACCAAAGCCGAGGCTCTGGTGGATCCGCCCGACAAATGGGTTCCGAAATATTGTTGAGGGATACCGACGCCGGCGCAAATCATGGAAAAGCACCAGTCAAACGCATTTGAGTTCGTGCCTCTCCCCGCGGATTCATTCGACATGTATTTGCGCTCGATCTTGTCCGTGTGGACAAATTCAGATCCCGGGTTTGGGATCGTGCCGAGCTCTCGCTGACCTTCCATGTAATCGGTCACGTCATCTTGAGATCCCTTGATCGTCGTATCGATCGACCAGGCTGTCGCCTTTTGCATCCCAATGATGGAGTAATTCACAGAATCTCTCAGGCGTTTTGCATACCCGAGCACAGAAAATAAATCTGAGCGGCCGCGCTTTTCATTCGATCGACAATTGATTTTGTAATGATCGACCTGATCAGGCGGGAGCTGTTGATAAATGAACTTGGTTCCGGGAACAGGTTTGCCACCATCGGTCCCGGTGTACATCTGGTATTGAGTGGGAGCGACCCACTGGTAATAAAGGACGCGCTTGATGTCCTCTGGGTAAGTGACAATCTCCCAGATCACCGATGGATCGATCAGCCTTACGCGAGGGATCAAACCCTTTGGAGGTTCTTGTCCGGGCTGAACTTGATACGCGATGCGGGTCTCATTGTTTGGGAGCCACCACTGAAAGATCTCCCCATAAATTGAGAGCTCCTCACAGATCAAAGACATCATGTTGCGAAGGTCATTCACTTCATCAAATGCCGCCCACAAAGCTTGACCTTGTTTTTCATGCTCTGGGTTTTTGGAGTTTTTCACTTGCACTGACCAGTCACGGCCGAGAGCAAAGTCACGAATGATTTGCACGACGTTGTGAAGGATCGGATCGTGATTGTAAGCGTAAAAACACTGAGCGTGCATTTTCAAATAATCGTAATAATAAAGCTGCTTATTGAATGGGCCGCCGAGCATCGGTGTGAAGTCTTTGCCGCCCACCACATTTGCGCCACCAGAATCCATCTGGAAAGAATCGACTGACTCTTTGAAGGTGCGCTTTTTGTTGCTCTTGAAAGCTTCAATGAATTTGTCTTTTCCGAGGGGAGCAAGACGGGCGATGTTCGTGCCGGTCTCATGAAAGAAAACACGCGCCTCGATTTGAACTGACTTGTCGGCCTCAAGGAGAGCGACGAGCTCGGGAACTGTTTTGACTTTTGAGTGCTCAAGAAATTTTGAATCAGGGGAGACGTTGCGGTCCTCGTTCTCCCATCCTTCCGGCAAAGCTTTTGTTTTGACGGACTCCATCTTAATTTTTGAAGGTTTATCAGATGAAGCGGGCGCAGCTTTGCGCCCTGGCTTTTTTATCGTTCGTTCAGCCATTGATCAAACTCTCTTTCGGTGTCTGTGTTGTCAACCGCCTCAAGACTCTCACTTGCCGGGGCAAGAGTGCATCTGCAATTAAAGTGTGCGGGCGGAACTATTGCTCGGCAAGGATCATCTCTTTTGTCGCTCTCAAGTCTGGACTTAATTTCAGAAGTCAAGAGCCCCGATCTCCATTCGCAACAATGATCAGTACGATCGTCCAGGATTGCGATCCACACAAAGTCATTGATGCCGTTCTTATTTGCGGCCTCAACTTGTCCGGATCTCACTTGTTCAACGAAGTCATGCACGACCTCATTCTCAATCTCCCATGAGTAAATCTTGTCCTCGTTGGGGATGTTGCTCCTGATTTTTAAATCGTTGTAAGGATTTGTGATGTCCATGAATGACTCCGGCGATCGATCTGTAAAGACGTGCTCGGATGCAAGGTCATCGATCATGCGATCCCAAGTCTCTTGATCCCACTCGAATCCATGCACCGGCCGTTGAGTGCCGACAGAGATCTCGACAGAATCGCTTTGCTCGAAAGATGAGAACGCCGGCTTTTTGGCCTCCTCAAGTTTCACAGTCTTAAGGACTTTTTTCTTTGGGAGGACCGCTTGCTTTGGAAGCACGAGAAAAACTCGGCCGAGAGCTTTTTCGACGGGCTCCCCGAAAGCCAAAGAATACTCAAGCTTTGTGATGATCATTCGGCGGAGCTTTGAGAATTGTAAATTGAAAGAGCGCATGACCGGAAGCCCACTTGAAAGTTTATCGACAAGGGCCTTTTGATCAATCTGGCTTTTGCTGAGCGAGAGCTTTGGATTCTTTGCTGTGATCTGTCCGATGGCCTGAGCCTCACCAGCAAACGAGAGCATGTAAGCTTTCTTGCGGGTGTCGATCATCTCCATCCAGATTTGAAATGACAGGTGCTCAAAGGTGGCCTGGATGCTTTGTTCCAGGCGGTCCATCTCCATGCGAGAGCTCGTGTTCATGATGCCGGCATACTTAAGTTGAATTGCTTCAAGGACGCGGCGGAACGACTCAGCCGTGAGCTCCGAAATGCGCAAACGTGAATTTCTCAAGATCGTCTCAAGAGCCTCGTCACGTCCGTTGACGAATTTGCGGTAACCCGCGTGGTGATTCAATTTCAGCATTGATGTCTCAAATGCTGTATTGCGAGTTTGAAAAAGGCAAGCTTTTTAATAACCTGGGGCGTTGAGAACACCCATTCGAGTCGGTCCCTTTTTGTAAACCAGCGGGCTCAGCTCGCAAATTGCGTATCCGACGCCGTCGCTTGAGTGAGTGCGATCGCGGTCTGTTGTCTGATCGAGCATCGCTCCCCCGGATCCTTGCTTCCAAACGACCCTCTGAAAATCCTTGATGGCCTCTTTACAGCGGGGATGAAAAAACACATGCCTGTTGCCGTTCCCATCCTTGAGCTTTGCGTTCACAGTGTTGACCCGATCCTTCACGCCTGGGTTTGACTCGGGCGTCATGTTGACCCAAGGGATCCCATGTTTGTCGAGCACTTGACAGACTATGTCATAATCCGATTGACCGGCGGCCGCACGTTGCCCGGTTGTTTTTGAGGTGGCGTCTCCGCAAAGCATGACCCCAAGTTTTTGATGACCGAGCTCGATGATCTTGGATGCGAGAACTTCTGAGGCTTCTTGCGTGTGAGATTGTTTGAGCCAGATCTCATCGAAAAAATAAAAGTCATCGACTTTCTTTTGCCCGATCGTCCATGCCATCGGTGTGATGTTGAAATCCATCGCGACCAGGATGGGGAGACCTGGATGAAAATCTCCCTTGTCGTAAAACGGATTCTTTTCTGTGACGTTGCCATCGATTGAAAAGCTCATGTAAGCGCGGCCGGCCGTCAGGTCTCTAAACTCTGCGAGATACTCTTGAGCAAATTCAGCCTCGCTCATCGTGCGACGGGCATCCTCCATCTCCTCATGATTGATCAAAGGATTGC